CCGGCGGCGCTGGTCGCCTTCGACGACGGCCCGCTCGGCACCGTGGAAGGGGTGTTTTTCCAGCAGAAGATCGCCGGCCGGCTGCTGTCCCGCCTGTATCCGGACGCGACCCTGCCTCCGGACCTCGAGCGCAACGTCGCGCGCGAGCCGGAACAGGAGGTCGAGCTCCTGCAGGCGACCACCTACGACGCGGAAGCGGACGACTGGGCGATGACCGTGGTGCACCGCCAGTCGAGGGCGGTGCTGGCGGAACGCCGCTACCGCACCTGCCCGTGGATCGTCACGCGCTGGTCGAAATCCCCGGGGGAGGCGCATGGCCGCGGTCCGCTCGCCGCCGCGCTGCCGGACATCCGGGTGCTGAACAAGGTGATGGAGCTTTATCTCCGCGCCGCCTCCTTCGCCGTCACGCCGGCCTATACCGTGGCGGATGACGGGGTGCTGAACGCAGCGACCATCCGGCTGGCGCCGGGCGCGCTGATCCCGGTGCGCAGCAATGGCGGCGCCGCCGGGCCGTCGATCCGCCAGCTGGAGGCCCCGGCGTCCTTCGCCGTGTCGAACGACCTGATCGACAAGCTGCGGACCAACATCCGCCAGACCCTGTTCGACGATCCGCTGCCGCCGGAAGTGCAGGTCGGGCTGACGGCGACCGAGGTCATCGAGCGGACGCGGCGCTTCCAGCAGGACACCGGCGCCTTCGGGCGGCTGCAGGCCGATGCGGTGACGCCGCTGGTGGTCCGCTGCATGGACATCCTGGACGAGGCCGGGCTGTTCGCCGCCGATCGCTTCCGGGGCCTGATGCGGTTCCTGCGCAACGACGTGGTGCGGGTGCGCGCCATCAGCCCGCTGGCGCAGGCGCAGGACCGGGCGGACCTGCAGGCGGTGATGGGCTTCGTGCAGGCGGCGGCCTCGCTCGGCCAGCCGGGGGCGGCGATGCTCGAGATGGGGCTCGACCTGCGCCGCGCCGGCCCATGGGCGGCGCAGCGGCAGGGCGTGCCGGCGCAGCTGATCCCGACGGCGAAGGAAATCGCCGAGCGCGAGGCCCGCGCACGGGAGGCCGAGCAGCAGAAGCAGGCCCTGTCGAGCCCCGTGCTGGCGCAGGCCGTCGGCAACCTCGCGCCCGCCATGACCGGCGCCGAAGAAGGATCCCCCGCATGACCTGGCAGCCCCTCGACCCCACGCCGGCCGCGGCGGTGGCGACGGCCGACCCGGCGTGGCAGGCGCTCGGCGCCGCGCTGCGCGCGGTGGAACCGCAGCTGCGCGCGGTGGCGCAAGCGCACCTGGTCGCGCCGTCCTGGCGGCCCGGGGAGACCGCAGAGCATGCGGCCTATGCCGAGGGCGCGAAGGCGACCTGGCGGCTGCTGCTGGCGCTCGCGATGCGCGGCGAGGACGCCGCGTGAGGGCGACCCGCGAGGAGCTGCTGCACGACCTGGCGCGGCAGGCGGCTCAGCATCTGGGCGACATCCAGGGCGCCTGGTCGCAGGATTTCGACGCCAATGGCTGCGTCTGCGTGCAGGCCGGCTCGGCGCCGGGAGGCGGTCGGCTGATCGCGCGCACGAACATGGCGCGCGACGCGCAGGCCCTTGCCGGCCTGATCAATGTCTGCATCGGGCTGGTCGGCGCGCTGGCGCCGCCCGCCGAACCCCAGGAGACCCCGCATGAGTAAAACCGCAGCCCCCACTGCGACGGACGGCACGGCCGCGGCGCCGGCCGCCCCTGCCGTCGCGCCGCCCGCCGCCGAGACCACTCCGGCGCCGGCCGCCGAGGGCAAGCCGGACCCGGCGCGCGTCGGCGGGATCTTCGCCGCCGCCGGCGCCGCGCCCGAGGATGGCCGCCCGGCCGACCTGCCGGACCAGTTCTGGGATCCCGAGGCCAAGCAGGTGCGCCTGCCGTCCATGATCAAGGCGCTGAACGACATGCGCGCGCGCGTCGCCCGGCCGGGCGAGGAGGCGCCGCCGGCGTCGCCGGACGCCTATGCGCTGCCCGAGGTCAAGGGGCTGCCGCCAGAGCTCGTGCCCGGGGATGCCGACCCGGTGTGGCAGGCGGTGCGCCAGGCGGCGCACAAGGCGGGGCTGACGCAGAAGCAGCTGCAGGCGGTGGCCGCGCCCTACCTCGCCGCGGTGGCCGAACAGTCCCGCGCCACGGCGGACCCGGCCAAGCAGGCGGCGGCCTACGAGGCGGAGATGGCGCGGCTCGGCCCGCAGGGCCGGCAGGTGGTGCGCGATGTCGGGTCCTGGGTGTCCGGCCTGGTCGCGCGCGGCTTCCTGGCCAAGGAGGAAGCGGACGCGCTCTCCGGCGTCAGCACGGCCGAGGGCGTGCGGGCGCTGGCCAAGCTGCGCAGCCTGGCCGGCGAGAAGCCGATCCCGGTGGAGGCGATCGACCCCGGCGGCGGCAGCTACGAGGACGCGCAGCGCATGATGCGCGAGGCGATCGAGAAGGGCGACGACACGCTCGGCCAGAAGGCCGCGAAGGCGCTGCGCGACCTCGCCGCACGCGGGCTGATCCCGGCAAGGTGACGGTCAAGCGCCACGACCCCGTGAAACCCCCCCCTTTCTGCGGGGTCGCGCGGCTTGACATTCAGGAAATCTGTCGTTGCGCGGCGCGAATCGCGTGATCTAGAACTGGCGGCGCAGCGGCGCCCTGCCCTATCCGCCTTGCCGGACCGGGGTAGCCGCAAGCGGTCATCCTGCCCCATCCGCCTCGCCGGACCGGGGTGATCGTGCCGACGGCGGCCACGTCACGGCCGAAGCACAGACGACCCGGAACCGGGTGGGCCCTATCCGCTTCGCCGGACCCCATCCGCGACTGGCCTATCGGAGTGCGAACCGAGCCCGCCGCGCAAGCGGCATGTTCCCGTTCGCCCGAAGGCCAGACAGATGCCCGATCTCGATCCCGTCGTCGCCACCTGGTACGACCAGTCCTGCAAGGCGGCCTATGCCGGCGCCGCCCTGCTTCGCCGCACCGTGCGGACCGAGACCGGCATCACAGGCGGCACCGCCGAGTTCCCGCGCGTCACGCGGGCCATGGCCAAGCCGCACGTGCCCGCCACGCCGCGCTCGGCGCTCGGCGTCGCCTTCCAGAAGCAGGTCTGCACGCTGACCGCCTGGGACGCGACCGAGTACGTGGACACGCTCGATGCCACGCGCATCCGCTTCGACCAGCGCCCGGTGCTGTCCACCGTCATCGGCCAGGCGATGGGCCGGCGCGAGGACCAGCTGCTGATCGACCCCATGGTCGCCGCCTTTGGTGCTGCGACCATCGCCGACGGCGGCGCCGGCATGAGCGACGCGAAGCTGCGCCAGATCGTCAGGCTGTTCGACCAGCGCGCGGTCCCGCGCGAGAACCGCTTCGTGATCGTCTCGGCCAAGGTCTATGACGACATCCGGTCGCTGCCGATCGCGCAGAACAAGGACTTCGGTGAGAGCGCGGTCGGCCGCTCCGGCGTCCTGCCCAGCGTTTACGGCCTGCAGATCGTGCTGATCGACGATGCCAGGCCGGAAGGTGGCCTGCCGCTGTCGGGCGGTATCCGCCAGTGCTTCGCCTACGACCGCGACGCGGTGGGCCTCGCCATCGCGCGGGAGGAGCCGCTGCGCACCGAATGGGTGCCGCATCTCGCCGCCTGGCAGCTGTCCATGCGTGCGCGCCTCGGCGGCGTCGTGATCGACCCCGAGGGCATCATCCGCGTCGATTGCACGGAGGCCTGAGCCATGGCGTTCATCCGCAAGAACTTCGCCCCTGCCGCTGCCGTGCAGCTGGCGGGCCTCGCGCCGGCGATGCACACCTACCGCACGGAAGACGCACACGCGGCGGTCGATACCTCCGGCTACTTCAACGAGGTCCGCGGCCTGCTCAGCGTCGGCGACCTGATCTATGTGCTGGTCGTCAACGGCTCGGGCGTGGTGCAGACGGCCGGCTGGCATGTGGTGATGACCAAGACCGCCTCCGCGGTCGATGTCTCCAACGTCACGGCGCTGACCGTGACCAACTCGGACTGACGCCATGGCCGTCGCCGACGGCATGGAGCTGGCCGTGGCGCGCCTGGCGTGGTCTTCGGCCGCGCCGGGCGCCAGCCCCGGCGTGCGCCTGCGCGGGCGCTTCAACCTCACGCTGTCCGGCGCGGTGACAGGCGTCTCGGCGACGCTGCAGCGGTCCTTCGACAACGGCGCCACCTGGCACGACTGCACGCGCGCCGGCGCGCCGGTGGTGCTGTCCGGCCCGCTCAGCGAGGTCTGCGACGAGCCGGAGGCGGGGGTGCTGTATCGCGTGAACCTCAGCGCCATCGCCTCCGGCACGCTGGCCGCGAGGCTGAGCCAATGACGGTCTTCGCCGCGGCGGATGCGGGGATCGCGGCGCTTCATCCGGGCTATGCCGCCGGCACCTGGATCGGTAGCCGCATCGTGGCGCCGACGGCCATCACCAATTTCGTGGCCAATACGCTCTACGCCGCGCCCTTCGTGGTGTTCTCCCCGGTCCGGCTCGACCGGCTGAGCATCAACTGCACGACCGGCGTCGCGTCCTGCCTGGGGCTCATCGGCATCTACGGCCATGACGCGGCGGCGCGCGCGCCCGGCGCGCTGCTCGGCACGACCGGCAACATCGACCTCAGCACCGCCGCGATGAAGGAAGCCGACCTGACGGCGCCGGTGCTGGCCCCGCCCGGCATCATCTGGTTCGCGGCCCTGTTCAACGGCCTGGCCCAGTGCACCGGCTTCAGCACCAACAACGCGCAGTCCGAACCGATCAACGAACTGATCGGCTACCCCAATTCCTCCGGCATCGCCACCAGCACCGCCGCCAACCGGCAGGGGCGCATCCAGCGCGCGTCGGTCACCTTCGCGAGCGGCCTGCCGGCCGCCTTCGGCGCCGCCACGCGATCGTCGGCCAGCCCCACCACGCCCGTCATCATGGCCAGGGTCGCCGCCTGATGCCCAGGATCGAACGCTTCGACGCCAATGGCCGACGCACGGTGCTCGACGACCGCACCCAGGCGGAGGCGGTCGAGGAGAACGTCGCGCGCATCCGCGCCGCCTATGAGGCGCAGGTCGCGCTCGGCGTGGCCCATCGCGGCAAGGTGCTGCAGATCGACCCGGCCTCGCAGCTGCTGCTGACCGCCGCCGTGGCGCAGCTGACGGCCGGGCTGCCGCTGTCCGCGCGGTTCCGAGGCTGGCGCATGGCGGACAACACCTTCCTCGCCGTGACGCCGGACCAGCTGAAGGCGCTGGCGCAGGCGGCCTCGGACCGCACCGTCGCGCTGCGCGACGCGATGTGGACCGCGATCGACGCCGTGCGCGCCGCGCGCACGCCGGCGGAAGCCGACGCCGTGGCGCCGGCATGGCCCGCGCCATGACCCCCGGCCTGTCGCATGTGCTGATCGCGCTGGCCCTGCAGGCGGCACTCGCCGTCCCGGTCACGCTGGCCATCCTGCATGCCGGGCCGCCTGCGCTCGCCGCCTTCGCCTGGCCGCTCGGCGTGGCGGCGGGCGCCTGCTTCGCGATGGGCTTCCATGCCGGGCGGGAACGCCGCCAATCGGAAGAATTCTGGGGCAGCAACCGCATCCCGCCCTGGATCTGGAAGCCGCGCGCGCTGCGCGACCTCGGGTGGCCGGCGCTGGCCGTCCTCGGCATCAGCCTCGCGACCGGGGCCTTGCATCCATGAAAAGGGCAGGCCCGCACGCAGCCATGCACGACGCCTTCGATACTGTCTCCGCCCTCAAGGCGCTCGGCGCCGCCTTCGCCGGCCGGGCGCTGCTGCTGCTCGACGTGCGGCGCGACATCCCGATCACCCTGCGCCGGGTGCTGACGGTGATCCTGTGGGAAATCCCGCTGATCGCCGCCTTCGCGCTGATCGGCTGGCACGTCGCCGCGCTCATCGGCTTCGACAGCGAAAGCGGGCGCATCGTCGTGACCGCCCTGCTGTCCAACCTCGGCGCGCGCGGCATGGACCGGCTGGTCTCGCGCGTGCTGCCCCCGCCCGGCGGCCCCGGTAATGGACCCCCGACATGACAGGGAACCCCCGCAACAGCCGCGGCTACCGCAACCGCAACCCCGGCAACATCGACTTCAACCCGGCCAACAAGTGGCAGGGCCAGGTGGGTCGCGAGACGACCGGCAGCCCGCCGCGCTTCGCGGTGTTCGAGACGCACGAATTCGGCATCCGCGCGCTGGCGGTGCTGCTCACCACCTACCAGGACCGGCACGGGCTGCGCACCATCGCCGGCATCGTCAACCGCTGGGCGCCGGGCAGCGAGAACAACACCGGCGCCTACATCGCCCATGTCGCCCGCCTGACCGGCCGGGCCCCGGACGAGCGGCTGGACCTGCACCGGCACGAGGACATGGCGCCGCTGGTCAAGGCCATCATCACGCACGAGCTCGGCGGCAATCCCTACGACGACGCCACCATCGACGAAGGGCTGCGCCTCGCGGGCCTTCCGCGCCCGGTGACCACGCTGCGGGAGGCCGCGGCGACCGGCACCGGCCATGGCGCCATCACCGTCGGCGCCGTCGCCTCGGCGGCGGCCTCCGCCGCCCCGGCCATCCAGGCCGTGGGGGCGCTGCCGCCCTGGGTCGGCGTGGCCTTCGTGCTGGTTGCCGCCGTGGTGGCGGTGGCCGTCGTGCTGTCCCGCCGGAAGCGCCCGGCATGATCGCCGCCCTGCGCGGATGGCTCGCAGCCGCCGGCGCCCTGCTGGCGGCGATCGGCGCTGCCCTGCTCTACCGGCAGGGCCGCCGCGACCGCGAAAGGGAGGAACTACGGCGCCTGGTGCAGGGCGCCCGAGAGAGGTCCCATGCGGAACTGGATGCTGGCCGTGCTGCTGACCCTGCTGCCGAGCTGCGCCGCGACTGGCGCCGCGGGCTGTGAGGCCTGGCGCCCGATCCTGATCGGCGCGGATGACGCGCTGGGCGAGCCGACGGCGCGCCAGATCCTCGCGCACAACCTGACCGGCGCGCGGCTGTGCGGCTGGCGCCCCGGCGGCCGGGAGTGACGGCATGGACGCCGCCACCACCCTGGCCATCGGCAACGAGGCGCTGGCGCTGCTCGGCGCGCAGCCGGTGGCGCAGATCGACGAGGGCAGCGACCTCGCCGCGATCCTGCTGCGCACCGCACCCACCACGCTCGAGCAGGTGCTCGGCGCGCATCCGTGGCAATGCACGCTGGCGCAGCCGCGCCTGCCCCGGCTCGCGGACCCGCCCGGCAACGGCTACCGCTATGCCTATGCCCTGCCGGCCGGGATGATCGCGCTGCGCCGCGCGCTGGCCACCAGCCAGCCGGGGGCGCCGTCCATCGTCCGCTGGCGCGTGGTGGGCGCCGCGCTGCACGCGGATGCCGAGGAAGTCCATGCGGACGTTCAGCTGGAACCTCCGCTGGCGCAATGGCCGGCGCATCTGCGCGCGCTGGCCCGGGCGGCCGTCGCGGCCGACATCGCGCTCGCGATCACCGGCAGCGCCACGGATGCGCAGCTCTGGACGCAGCGCGCCTGGGGCCCCGGCGGGCAGTCCCTGTTCGACCAGGCGCGCCGCCTCGAGGCGCAGCAGCAGACCCCGGCGCCGATCGAGGACTGGCCGCTGCTGGCCGCGAGGTTCGGCGCATGAGGACGCTGCGCGCGGTGCAGACCTCCTTCACCGCCGGGGAGCTCGACCCGCGGCTCGATGCGCGCATCGAGGTCAGCCGCTACTATTCCGGCGCCGCCCGCATGCGCAACGCGACCGTGCTGCCGCAGGGCGGCTTCCAGCGGCGCGCCGGGCTGCGCCACATCGTCACCCTGCCGGCGGGCGCGACGGCGGGGCTGCGCCTGGTGCCCTTCGCCTTCTCGGTCGCGCAGACCTTCCTGGTCGTGCTCTATGATGGCGCCTTCCGGGTCTATCGCGGCAGCGACGGCAGCCATGTCTTCACCGGCAGCTGGCCCGGCACCGCCGCGATCGCGGCGCAGGTCAACTGGGCGCAGTCGGCCGACACCCTGATCCTGTTCCACCACGACCTGCCGCCGCACCGCATCCGCCGCGAAGGCTCCGACACGTCCTGGTCCTCCGCCGCGCTGACGCTGACGAACATCCCGACGCACGATTTCGGCTCCGGCGCCGAGGCGATGATCAGCGTCACGCGCGGCTGGCCGGAATGCGGCACCTTCCATCAGGGCCGGCTGTGGATGGGCGGGCTGAAAAGCCGCCCGGCCACGCTGCTGGCCTCCCGCGCCGGATCGTTCTTCGACTTCCAGACCGGCACGCTGGACGACCACGCCATCGCGCTGACCATCGACAGCGATCAGCTGAACCAGGTGCATCAGCTGATGCCGCATCGGGGGTTGCTGATCTTCACCTCGGGGGCCGAATACGCCATCACGGTCGCGCCGCCGATCACGCCGACCAACGTGGCGGTCGAGGAACAATCCCGGCGCGGGATCAAGCGCTTCGCGCGGCTGGACGAAGTGGACAGCGCGATCCTGTTCGTGCAGCGCGGCGGTGCCGCCGTGCGGCAGTTCGTCTATTCCGAGCTCGAGCAATCCTGGCAGGCGGACCTGCTGTCCCTGCTGGCGCCGCACCTGATCGCCGACCCGCGCGACGTGGTGATCCGAAAGTCGGCCGCGCAGGACGATGCCGACCTCGTGCTGCTGCCCGACGCCGGCGGCATTACCGCGCTGAGCACGCTGCGCGCGCAGGAAGTGGCGGCCTTCGCCCGCTGGCAGATCGACGGCCAGGTGCTGGCGGCGGCGGCGCTGGCCAATGGCCAAGCCTTCGTCGCCGTGCTGCGCGACGGCGCGGCGCGGCTGCTGCTGATGGACCGCGCCTGCCTGCTGGATCACGGGCTGGTCTTCTCCTTCGGCTCGCCGGTGGATGTGCTGTCCGGCCTCGGCCACCTGGCCGGGCGGGAGGCGGTGATGGTGCTGGACGGCCGGCCGGAGGGCAGCGCGACCATCCCCGGCGACGGCGTGCTGGCCCTGCCGCGTGCATGCCTGACGGCGGAGATCGGCCTGGGCTTCGAGGTCGTCGCCCGCACCATGCCGATCGAGCCGCGCGACCCGGCCGGCGCCATGATCGGGCGCAAGGGCCGCTTCGTGCGGGTGGCCGTGCGCGTGCACGAAAGCGGGCCGTTCGAGATGCGCAACGCCGTGCTGGCGGGGCGCGTGCTCGGCGGCCCGCCGGCGCCGCCGCTCGACACCGTGCCGCCGCCGCCGCCCGTGCCGATCACCGCGGAATACGTGGTGGACGGCCTGCTCGGCTGGCACCCGAAGCAGAGCATCGAGATCCGCCAGCCCCCGGAACGGCCGGCGCCGCTCACCGTCACGGCGCTGGCCATGACCATCGCCATCGGAGCCTGACATGGGAGAGACCGTCGCCATTGTCGCCGCCGTCGCCTCCGCGCTGGCGACTGCCGCCGCCGCCGGAACGCAGATGATGCAGGCGCAGCAGCAGGCCGCGGCGCTGCGCAACCAGGCCGCGATGGACGAGGTCCGCGCCCGCCAGCAGGGCCTCGAGGCGCGCGGCGCCTCGGCGCGCGGCGAGGCCGAGGCGCTGGATGTGCGGGAGAACCTGCTGCGCACCCTCGCCGCGCAGAACGCCCGGTATTCGGCGAGCGGCATCGTCCTCGGCGAGGGCACGGCCGAAACCGTGGCCGAGGAGACCGAGGCGGACGCCAACCGGCAGCTGGAGATCATCCGCACCAACACCACCCTGGCCGCCGAAGGCGCCCGCATGGGCGCGGCTCAGACCCAGCAGCGCGCCCTGCTGCTGCGCGACCAGGCGGGCTTCACCATGACGGCCGGCATGATCGGCGCCGGCGCGACCCTGGCCGAGGGCACGTCGCGCACCGCCGCGCGATGGCCCGGCGCCACCACCCAGCCGCGGACCCCCTGATGAGCCTGCCGCCCCTTCGCCGCCAGCAGGCCGGCATCCCGCTCATGGAAGGGCGGGCCCTGCCGGTGCCGCCGCGCGCCGGCGGCGGCATGGACCTGCCCGCCGGCGGCGGCGCCGCCGCCACGCTCGGCGCGCGGCTTCAGCGCCTGGCCGACAGCATGGGCGGCATCGCCGACCGCGAGGCCGCCGAGGCGGCTTGGGCCGCCGGCACCCAGGCCGGGGAAGCGGCGCCCGGCACCATGATGGAAGGCGGCGGCACCATCTACCGCACCGCCTTCAACCGCGCCGCCGTGGACGCCTCGGCGCGCCGGCTGGAAATCTCGGCGCGCGAGCACCTGAACGGGCTATTGGAACGGCACGGCACCGAGCCCGACGTCTTCAACGTGGCGGCGCAGCAGTGGCGGGAACAGACGCAGCAGGGCCTGCCGCCGATCGTGCGCACGGCCTTCGTGCAGCGCTTCGACGCCATGGCGCTGCCCTACGCCAACCAGGTGCGGGAGAACCTGCGCCGGCGCGTCGCCGACGATGCCATGTCCACCTACAACGCGGCGCTGCCCGGCCGCGTGGCGGACATCGAGCGCGCCGCCGGCCAGGCGGTGTCCGACCCGGCCGCCGCCGCGGCGCTGCGCCTGACCGAGACGCAGGCGATCGCCGAGGCGGTCGCGCTCGGCCCGCGGGAGGCCTTCAGCGCCGGCGGCCGGCAATACCCGGCGGATCCGTCCCGCGCCGGGGCGCTGACGGCGGCGCAGGTGACGGAACAGGTGCAGCGCGTCGAGCGCGCGCGCACCGAGGCCGCGGTGCGCGCCGCCTGGCGGGCGGCCGGCGGCGGCCTGCAATGGATCGTGGATTTCGAGCGCAACCAGCAGGCGGCGCCGGGCTTCAGCCCCTTCGCCCAGCGCCAGGCGGCGCAGGGCCGTGCGCTCGGTACCGTGGACGCCTTCGCCGCCCGCGTGCCCGAGCCCTGGCGTCCGGTCGCGGAACAGGCGGCGCGCGAGAACGGCCTGCCGCCGGTGCTGCTGCTGGCGCTGCTCGGCCTCGAGAGCGGCGGCAGGGCCGGCGCGACCAGCCGGGCCGGCGCGGTCGGGCCGGCGCAGATCATGCCGGCCTCCGCTGCCGATCCCGGCTTCGGGATGGCGCCGCTGCCGCGCGACGCCCTGACCGACCCGGCGCGCGCCATCCCATGGGCGGCGCAATACCTCGCGCGGCTGCGCGACCATTTCGGCGGGGACATCGGCAAGGCGCTGGCCGCCTACAACGCCGGGCACGCGCGCGTGACGGCGGCCGAGCGCGCCGGCGCCGCGCTGCCCGAGGAAACCCGCAACTACATCGCCACCCTCATGCCCGCCGCCGGCGGCGCCGGCGCCATGCTGCCCGCGGCCGAAGTGGCGCGCATCGCCGCCCGGCTGCGCGCCGACCATGCCGCCGAGACGCAGGCCGCCACGGCCGGCCAGGCGCAGGCGCGCGCCGAGCTCGAGCGCCAGATCGCCGAGAACCTGGCGGCCATCGGCGTCAATGGCAGGCCGGTGCACAACCTGACCGAGGCGCAGATCGCCGCCGCCGGGCTCGACCCGGCGCGCGTTCTGGAGCGCGAGCGCATGCGGGCCGAGGTCTTCGCCGCCGACCAGACCGCGCGCAGCGTCACCGCCCCGGCGGACCTGCAGCGCCTGGCCGAGGACTTCGCGCCCGGCACCGCCAACTTCCGCGCCGACCCGGCCGCGGCGGTGCAGCTGCTGAACCACCTGCGCCAGCGCGGCGTGCTGGTGGCCGGCGCGGACCTGGCCGAGCGGCTGCGCGACCTGCAGGTGCAAGCGCAGACGACCGGCCAGCGCCTGGCGATCACGCCCGAGGAAGGCGCCGCCGCCGGCCTGCCGCCCGAGCGGGTGGCGGAGATCAACCGCGACCTCGCGCTGGCGGGCGATACCGGCGCCATCCGGCGCGAGGCCGCGGGCCTGCCGGATGCCGAGCGCGAGGCCTTCCTCGCGCGCTTCCCGCTGACCGGGCAGGATGCGCACCGCAACGCCCAGCGGGTGCGCGCCACGGCGGAAGCCTTCGCCGAGCGCGACCGCGCCGTTGCGGAGGATGCCGCGGCCTATGCGCTCGCCGGCAGCCCCGTCCTGCGCGACCTCGGCGGCCGCGTCGCCGGCGGCGACTGGGCCGCGCTCGCGCCCTTCCTGCGCCAAATGCGGGCTGAACAGGAACTGCTCGGCATCCCGCACGCGCAGCGGCGGGACCTGCCCAAGCCCTTCGTGGAGGCGCTCTACCAGCGCATCGCCAACAGCGCCGACGCGGATGCCGCCTGGGGCGCGCTGTCCGCCCTGACCGAGGCGGCGGGCCTGCCGGCGGTGCAGCGCATCATCCGCGAATGGCGCCCCGAAGGGGACCGGCAGGACGACCGGCGCCGCGCCATCGCCGTGGCGGCGGCGCTGCGCGGCCAGGACGACGAGACCGCGCGGCTGGTGCTGCGCGGCGCCTTCGTGCTGCGCGACAACCCGCTGGTGGACGCCTCCCGCCGCAACGTGCAGGAGGCCGTGGACAGCCACCTTGGCGCCGCGCTGGAACTGCGGCCGGATGCGCGCGCCGACATCACCGCCGCCGCCGTCGCCGCCGCGGCCGCCACGGCCATGCGCGAAGGCCGCATGGCGCAGACCTTCAGCCGGTCCTCCTTCGGCGACCTGCTCGAGCGCATCGCCCCCGTCGCCACCTTCGCCGGCCAGCGCACCCTTCTGCCCCCGGGCATGACCGAGCGCGCCTTCCTCGACGTGCTGGCGGACCTGCCGGCCGAGCGGCTGGACGGCGCCGCCGCGACCGATGGCCGGGCGATCACGCCGGCCATGCTGGCGCGCGGGGACATCGCGCTGCGCGCCGTCGGACTCGGCCGCTACGCGCTGTTGGTGAACGGGCGGGACGTGCCGGACGCCCGTGCGCCCGGCCGGCGCTTTATCCTGGACCTCAACGGCGCCGAGCCGGTCACGCCGCCGGCGCCGCGCGGGCCCGAACCCCCGCAATACCAGCGCGGCCGCCTCGGCCCGGCGCTGCGCGACCAGCAGGGCAGCACGCCATGAGCGGCGTGCTGGCCCTTGGCGAGGAAGTCCGGCCGCTCGCCTGGAACCCGCTGCCCACCGTGCCGCGCACGGCCGCCGAGCGGTTCCGCCTCGGCCTCGAAGCGCAGCTCGCCACCGGCAACTTCGCGTCCGAGGAACGCAACCTCCGCCTGACCTTCGACGATGCCGCCGGCGCGCTGCGCGAGGCCGGCGCGCCGGTGGAAAACCCCTACGATGCCGGCGAGTTCCAGGGCAGCTTCCTGAACGACGCCATGAGCGCGGCCTCCCTGGCGGTGCTGCCGCCCGGCGCGGCCGGCGCCCGGGCCCGCATCGCGGAGGCCGAGCGGCGCCGGCGCGAACTGGCCTGGGACCAGGCCGTGAACCGGCTGCGCGAGGAACGCCCCGAGGATGCCGATCGCTACCTGACCACCCACGAGATCCGCGCCATGGCGCGCCGGCGTGCGCAGAACGCGGCAGCCGAGTCCGCGGCGGCCGAGGATCTCGGCGGCGGCCTCGGCGGCTTCGCCGGGACGGCGGCGG